TTGAATAAGTGCTCTACATGGAAATACGACAACACCTCTCCCTACTCAGGCATTTCTAAAAGTGACCAATTCCTTACAACTCAAAAGAACCCAGAGTTTGATATAGTGAATCCACCGAAACACAAAGTAGATGATTTTGTATGGCATGTATCCCAAGGCTATATATGGAGTTTTATTACTAATTTTTTCATTTATAATCTGATTATCCTGGGGCTATTTGAGATGGGTCGTAGAGTTTTTTACTACATATATTTTGGTAAATTAAAGCCTAATAAACAATAATTATGGAGTATCTATTTGCAGGAGGAGTCGGGTTGTTGACGGGGTTTTTCCCCTCCTTGGCTTTGGGACTGATTTGTGTTTTGCTTTTGATAATTTCCTGGACTTTGATAGAACAAAAAATTGGGAAGTCCTGGCCGGTATTTAGAAAAAAGCACGAAAAACTGGTCAAGTTTATTAGAGAACACTCAATTGCGGTTTATTTAACACTGTCTATCCTTGCGGTTTTATTCTTCTTACTGACCGCTGAGGCCTTTAAAAATTAAGGTTCTCAGGATTGGATTAGTTATTTCTCCTATTTTCGATAAAGCCCCCCTTTCTGTACTTTTGGCAAAATTAGCCAGGGCTGTTTTTGAGAGATCGCTAGTTAATAATTCTTTTATACCAATTGCCGTGGCAGCATTCTTGCCTGCTCCGACAAGGTTTCCCCTTGCCAAATCTCCAGCCGCGCCCGCTGATCCCGCAATTAATCGGCCAAGATACCCGCCAGAGCGCCCCGCTTTCGCTAAACGGCTCTGGACTTGAAGCAGGGGGGACATTTCTGCGTTTAACCCTGCGGCCACGGGCACGTTCTTTTCAATTATCTCTTGGGCATTTCCGCGGATCACATCATTAGCGACATCAAGAGCTTTTTCTTGGGCATTTGAATTATAAAAACTCTCAAGCGCACCACCAAGGTTCTTCTTCAGAGCTTGAGTCTCTGCGTTGGTCAAATATTCACGGGACCCGACAGTATTTTTGAATTCATCAAGAACATTATCTATTGAGTTGCTAACCTGCTGGGCTTGACCAAATTTTAGATTCCCCAGTTCATCCAGAGTTTTGCCCTTCAAATCATCGATCAGATCGGCTGCTCGAACCGCTCCCCCCTGTCCTCGTGGTACGAGACCCGGAGTATTGTCTGCCGCGTCGATAGCCTCATCAAGCACTCCTGACAGTTTTGCAACCTTGTTTGCAATTGCCGCCTTGATTACTTCACGGTCGTTTGTGACAGGTATGTCTATATCATAGAGAGATTCTCCAATCTTGTCCATTGTTAAGCCCTGTTCGGCCATTCTACCTTTCTGGATATTTGTAAAATTCGGGATAGAAGCCAGTCCCTTTTTAGAAAGCATCCTCAAAAGTTTGCCGCCTCCATATAATGCGGAATCGAAAGCGGCTCCTGTTGCATAGTCTTGCCAGTTTGGGGCTTCCCCTTTTATCCCACCCGCCTGTACTGCAGTATTGACCAGAGATTGTGGAATAATTTTCCCCAAAAATGGAGACAATGCTTTCAGTTTTGCTATCTGCACTTGAGGAGTGACTGCCATTGAACCTATTGTTCCTGCGACAAATCCAAGACCTCTACCACCCCAGGTTGATATGTCGTCCTCACCTTTTCCGCTAGTAAATTGTGATGTTTTTTCTGCTGTATCTGCAAGATAATCAGTGGCTTTCTTAGCCTGTCCAGTAAGCCCCTCTACAACCTGTAATTCTTTGGGGATAATATTATTTTCTCCGCTGCCTCCGCCTATTCTGTCCACGGTCTGAGCAACGCGATTAATATTGGTTACTGGATCAACAATTTGTCCAACCGCATTGAGAGCGTTACCTCCAAATCTAGCCGTCTCCGCTGCTGCCTGAGCGCCAAAATTTCCAAGACCGAGGGCGGTACTCTTCCCAAAATCCACCAACCCTTTGCCAAAATAATCACCACCAAAATCAACCTTATCTTTATATTCAGGATATTTATTGACTATTTTCTCGCTCAAAGTTTTATCATCCATACCCTGGTATTCAGGATATTTCTGTTTAATTTTTCCGGCGAATTCTTGAACCGTTAAAGCCATCTTCTTTTGATTTTACAGAATACCTAAACTGTCCCCCCCGCCTCCATTTATACCCAAACTATCACTGTTATTACTCAGATCATTCGAGGCCTGCCCCATATCCGGCTGATAATACTGATAATATGCGCCAAGAATGTTTTGTGGTGTTGTGCCGAGCTCTGGGGCAAGATCAACATAAAATTTCATCTGATCGTTAAACTGTTTTTGAGCCGCGCCCTGCAACTCTTTTGCCAAAGCGACCATATCAGTACGGGTTTTGTCTGTGATTCCCGCGCCCCCTTGAGATACTTGCACGACAAATTGTTGAGCACGGTCGAGTGCAGATTGTCCCTCCATTGTTCTTGCATATTCCCCCTCCCTAACTGCGGAAGTGGGATCTAGCATCTTATTAAACATCATTACCAGCGCCTGATCGACGCCGCCCTTGTTAATTTTGCCTTTCGTATAGGCATTATACGAGGAGTCCATCTTCTTATAAGTATCATTTAATGACTCGAAATTCTTGACAACCGGCATAGCGTAAACTTCTTTTCTGGTCATCCTTATGTCTGCCGCACTGGCCTGATCTTTTGCGCCCCCACTCTGTAAATACATGTTCCAGACTTGCGGAGCTTTTTGTCTTAACAAAGCCTTTTCGTCGGATGATAAGCTATCAATTCCTCTAATCTGAGTCTCATTTAATTTCGTTGGAGTTTCTACAGGTTGGGATGCTTCCGCAGGTTGGACAGTCTCTCCTGATGGAAGCAGTCCGGCCAGAGTTTGGCTGATTGATTCTCCGATGTTTGGGTTGCTCTTTCCAATAGCGGAAATGACTTTGCCAAGCGGTCCTAATTTGTCAGTAACTGATCCGACGGCTGCAACAGCGGCCTTTGCGATCTGGTATTGAGGTTTTGGAGTAGTTTTCAAAACGCCCTGGATACTTGGATCACCCGGATAAACTACACGGGTATTTGTGACTTTTAGAGGTCCAGCATAGTTTGATTCTGTAAGTACCCTGCCACCGTCTTCTTGGATCGCATTGATAACAGCAGAATGCCAATAAGTCTTTGAATCATTGGTGATGATTGTTTGTCCGACCTGCATATCTTCCTGTCCTGGATAATAAGCCAGTCCCTGTTTGACGTACTTATCAAGCCCAGCCTTGGTTTCTTGTGCAGTAGAACCGATTGTCCAGCCTTTACCTCCTAAATTGGTCAGCTGTTCGCTGTACCACTTACACTGTCCTGCCAGAGGACCGTTGGAGCTGGAATATTTGAAGCCTTCAGGTTTGGCCAATGCCAGATTTGTATTTACCTCGACCACCGAACCACCACTGACGGGATGTGGGACTGGGGTGTCGTAAATCATTGCGTTTGGTGATGCTCCGGAAGCTTTGTCGGCATATTCGATACCAACCGAGGATAGAATAGAATTCAACTGAGAATTAGACTTTTCGTCCTCTCTAGCAGCCTGCCAAAGGAGCTTTTGCCAGTCGTTGCTGTTGGACATATCAGCCAGGGCGAATTTGTCTTGTCTGTCCTGTGCGTATTTTGAAGCATCCCACTGTCGATCAGCGGTATATTTCAGTTTTTCCCACTGGTTTTCCTGTTCTTTTAAAGTGGCCGGAAGTTTCTGCAGTGCGGAAGCAGGTACGCCCAGATTAGCGGCGAGATTGGCCATCTCTTCCGGTGAAGTATTAGCAAAAGCCTGGCTTCCAAAGCTTCCTACCATAAATTGGAAGTTCGCCTGGGCCTCTTTTCTCAGTTCTGCAGCAGCGGCGTTGTTTTCTTTAAGTTCAGCCAATTGCTGGGTCTTAAGTTTATCAGCCAGGGCAATCATGTTTTGTGGATTGCTCGGATCCTGACTCATCAGGTCGACGTATGTCTTCTGTTTTTCTTTCATTACATTTAGTTCGGCATCAGCAGCGGCATCACCCAGGCTGGTAACTCTATCCTGGAGTTTTTGCATTTTCTGGTCCATCTTGTCGAGAAGTTGAACCTGATAGGTTCGAATTGCCTGATTCGTGGCAAGTTCAATCTGACCGACAAGCTGCTGGGTGTTTTTGGTAGCTTTAGCGATAGCCCCCTCTGTCTCACTGGACCGGCTCATCCCGCGTCTTGCCGCGCTTCGCTGTAAAGTGCTCATTCCTTCAGCTCCGGCCTCTCTGACGTCCTGTTCTGAAGCCGCAGCAGCAGAGTTTTGTTCATCTGCGAACGCCTTTAGAAGTTCACTGTTTTGAGCCTCGGTGTCGGATTTAGTCTGGTCGATCTGCGCGTTGGCATCGGCAATCCGTTTATTGTAGACGTCCTGCTGGGCATTTCCGAACTCATCAATGGCGTCCAACTGATTGTTACGATTTTGCTCGAAGCCTTGTTTTTCATACATCATGCGTTGCTCCGGGGTCATGGCCGCGATATCTTCAGCGGTAATTTCCGGGCCGCCGGCATTTTTCATTCTAAAAGTGTCTTCCGGTGTCGGTTCCAGTGTGGGATTGGCGTTTTTGAAATTGGAATAGGTTTCAGGATCCCAGCCCGCAGGTACGGCCGGAGTTGTAACCCGGTCTCTTGCGGAAAGCTCTTTTTCTGCCAAATATCGCAGATCATCATCATTGAGGCTTTCGTTTTTAGCCTTTTTCACCATGATTTCAATCTCTTTTTGCCGTGGATCTGCAACACCGGTAGTGACCGCCTGTCCTTTTTTAATTAAAGGATTGTCTTGGGTAGCAACTGTGGCCGGGAGCCTGGGCTGTCTGAGTTCCGGGATTGTTTGTCCAGTTCTGATAACGGGAACTCCGCCGGAGGTTGGTCCCTGCATAACATATTTCCCCTGATTGGTGTTGACCGTCTGACCGGCCATATCCGTTCCTTTTGGAGTTTGGTCAGGTATTACAGGTGCGGCAGCAGGTGGAAGTCTTTTTCTGCCCCAGTTTCCCGTTGTGATAGCTTCTGCAACCATTTTTTTAGATTAAATTAACGAATGCTTCTTGTTCTTCCGGACTCGCCTTCCCCTCAGTAATTTTCTGCACGAGCTCAAGTTTAAGAGCTTTTTGGGCCTCATCAGCGGCAACAATAGCCTCTTCAGCCGCCTTCTGTGCGGCCTCGAATTCGAGCCTCTTTGTTGAAGCAACGACCGTGAGTTTCCCGCCCTCAATCCGCCACTCTTTATCGCCGCCCTGGACATCTTTCAAGTCCTGCTCATTTACCTCAAATTCGTATGAATCAGCCCCGGTCTCAGTGACTGGCCAGTTGCAGCAGGTGACCTGTCCGTTTGTATGTTTTGCAAAGTAGTATTTCATATTACCAACCGATTATATTTAAATAAGCTGTCATGTTGTAACTTGAGCCGGCCCCCGTTTCTACACAGGTCCGTCTGATGGTGATCGTATTTGCGGAGGTAGCCGTAACGTCTAGAGCAACCAACATATAGTTCGCGTCGGTCCCGAGATTGATTCCTGACCAGTTGGCCAGATTTACGGACCATAAACCAAAATATCCGGTGGCCGCATTGCTTTCTACTCCCGAGTTTTTATTTTCTGTTGAAAAACTGACTCCGCCAGACATCCACATCCCGTTTGACCCTCTTCCACTACCTGCGGTCAACGCTGCGAAGACCAGAAACGGTCTAAATCCGAGCGTAATCTCGGTGTCTACGTTGACCGTAGCGTCAGCCGTGAAATTGTAGGTTGCGTAGATGCTTCTGAGCCCACGTTCCAGAATTAATTTTGTCCTGGAGAGAATATATCCAATCCGCTTATTATATTTTCCGGATCCAGCGGCATAAGGTGACAACGTGATTGCTCCGGTTGTTGAACTGATGAACGCCGGGCATCCGTATAGGGCGCCATATTTCATGGTGAAATACCGATCCCAGGTAGCTTCTGCCGTCCAGTTCTGGCCCGAGTCGTGCGAATGTGCAGACTGGCCCCCGGCATAGACGTCACCGTTATTGTAACTCCAGGCAATCACATTTCCACCGGAAGTGCCTCCAGCTTCATAGACCAAAGCGTAAACAGTGCCGGGCGTAAGCGCAACAGGCGTTGCGAAGGTAAATGTGTTGGCACCGGTAGCGATTGAGGCGTTAGCGACCGTTGCTCTTCCCAATTCCCCATTATAAAAAACCTCAAATCTCCGATCAAAGGCGTCTGCTGTCCAGGTAGTGCCGCCATCCGTGCAATGAGCGGAATTTCCACCGGCATAGATATCCGAATTTTGATAATCCCAGGACAAAGTGTTTCCAGCGGAAACTGTGCCTGGTGAATAGACCAGCGCATAGGTAGTCCCGGCAGTCAGAAGATATGGGGTCGGGAAGGTGAAGGCAACAACACCGGTCGAGATGCCAGCGTTGGCAACAACCGTGGCAGTGGCAAGATTTCCACCACTCGGTACTCCGGCGACGACCGCTCTCAGATAGAGGGTAGAGTTGCCTCCTGGCGCTCCGACTTTTGATAGATAAATGTTTGCACTGGAGATATAACCACCAGCCGCAGGTGTAAATGTCTGCGCTCTCCAGTGATTCGCATTGGCCAGGGCGTCGGTTGTGTCACTGGCTGCCTGGGCCACTTGTGAAACCGAACTGATCGGGAGATTGCCCGAGGTGGCATGGAGGTAAACTACTGAATTACCGGATGGTGATCCGGTCTTTGTTAAATAAAGAGTGGCCGACACCAGATTGTCTTCCCATGTGTTTGTCGAGGCTGTGAATGTTTGAGCCCTGCGTTCCGCAATAGCGGTCGGAGCGTCTGTAGCTGTGTCGACAGTAGTATTTGAAGGTGTGAGGGCGGTTAGAACTGCGTTCCCATATTCAGCCATGGCGAGGGCAGCAATGGGGGCAACTGGGCCGGGTGGAATAAAATCTACGGAAGCATTTGCTCCAACCGCGGCAGAGGCGGCAATTCCTCCTAAATTGAAGGTGGTGGCAATGGCATCAGCGTCGGCTGGTGTCATTCGGCCCGTTGCGTCCTGGATGAGTACATCTTTATTCGTAATTGACGCGGCGGACGTTCCGACTTCGGGGTTTATCGCGGGGATCCATGAAGGGTCCAGTTCACCAGTCAATCCACCCAGAGGAACTTTCCCACTCGCGCCGGTGGCAGAAAAGACATTGGCATCAGCCAAGTCGATATCCAGTTTTAACACCTCGTTTCCTGCGGGATTCGTAATTGAAGATGTCAGGCCCAGAGCGGCATTGATTTTTGCGTTTAAATATCCTTCCGTAGTATCTGCGGCGCTGATTTTTACTTTATCATTCACCCCGGATAGGCTTGCTAAGGCCGACAAGCTTATTTCAGCCTGTAAATCTGATTTGAAATATAGGTCGCCAAGCTTGTGGATAACCTGAGTTAAAGCGTCATCAAATTGAAGAGCGCCCGTTAAAATCCCTCCTGCAAGTGGTAAATAATCATTTAACTGCTCCCAGACAAGATAATTGTCGGAGATAATCACCTTCGCACCTACCGCATGGGGCAAGGCAGTCGGAGCATCCCCGGCGTATCTTAATTGCGCCCTTCCGGCGGCTTTAAGAGTAATTGTTTTGTTCACCGCGTCGTAACTCTCCATCAGACAGTTTTCCTGGTAGAGAAATCCCCTGCCCGGGTCAATCGTAACCACCACCTCTCGGCCGGCGGGCATTGTGAAGACGGGCGTTTTCGAAACGTAAAGAGTAAGTGCTGATGCCGAAGCGGCAACTGCCTGAGTTAAAATCGCTTCGTAATTATCTTCCAACGGCACAGTGATCGACATATTTTTATCGTTTATCCCTGCGCCTATCCTGACTATACAAGCTATCCTATTATTCGCAAGCCAATTATGCGAAATTTACTGCCGGAAACATATCATCGGTAACGTTCTGGTATTTCACCTCAATCCTATCCAATGTCAAAACAAGCGGTTTTGAGTCCGACGTGCCTTGAATCTGGATAGTTTGGCCCGAGGCAAATAATTCCGCCCCCAGTCGCATCGTGTAGGGGTACATTTCGATATCAGACGAATCTACGCCACCTCCAACTACCTCACGGCCAATCGGATGACTACCAATTGTAATCGCAGAACTGGTCGAGGTCAAAAAAGTGTCGTCGAGAGTGGCGCTGTATAAAATCGCGCCATCCACCAGGACATCAATAAGCATTTCCGAGCCGAGATTTTTCAGCCCGGAGATGGTGACCGCTTCAAAGTCTTTCCAGTCATAAGGAGCCTGAAAATTGTGCTCTTTTGTCTTAAATGAAAAGTTGATAGGCGAACCGTCATCATCAAATCCGCTTTCCAGCTCCCAAATGAGCCCAGCAGTTGCTGAACACATCAGATAATGATAGGCGTTGGCCGGATCAATGTAGGTCCCGTAAGTATAGGCTGATGGGTAAACATACTCTGACCAGCTTTTCCCAATCAGCGAGCTATAAACCAGTGTTTTGTCCGGCTTATTGTCACCATCGGTATCTATGCTGACGTGATAATTGTTGTTTTCCTTGATGTAAAGTCCGCAGCTGGCGTTCAGATTGTTGTAGGCAATCATATTGAAATAACTTTCCAGATCGCTTGAATATGATTCACTCTCGACGGCAGCGGCACCGGTAACCGCCCTTTTCTGGGCAAGGCTATCAACACCAGATTTGGTTTGTAAAAGGATGCCGTTACCGACCTCACGGATTGCCCGGTGGCCATACATGCCATTCTGTGAATCCAGTGGGAGACAGACTGAATTTACTACGTCGAAATAATAAACGCGCTCATTTTTTCCGGCCATTACTGATTGAGCAAGCGGAAAAAGACCGTTAATCCTTCCATCGACCTCATTCCCAACGTCGACATCGCTTGTATTCAGCGTGTGTGCGTTAGCCGGGCTTGCCGCGGTGTAATAAATGGTCATCGGGTTGGCGTCTGCTCCGCCCGAGTAGATGGTGTCTTCAAAGACAAGGAAATATCTGCATTTTGGCTGGGCCGGATAGGATGTCATTGTTATACCATTCCAGACCCGATAATCGTCGATTCCGTTGCAGCAGCCGACCTCCATCGTGCCGGATCCGTTGTAGGCAAAAAATTCCCAGCGCGTTCTTTGGGTAGTGCGTCCAGGAGCAGTTTCGAACTCGGTCAGGCTTGAGACTATGCGCTCCCAGCAGGCGGCTCCCTCATTATATAAAAACATATTATCGCCAGCGACGCATATAGTAATATTGGTGTCATTGGCTTCATTTCGATTAAAAAAGTAACTTGTCACCGGCTTGGTGTAAGTCGAGGAATAAGTGAGAATTGCATCAATTCGGATCCCGAGCTGGTCGAGATAGCCAGCTGCGTAAGTTACCTGGAATCTTTCGTAAGTGATCGTCGTATCGACGGGCGTTCCGACAACCGTGGCTGCGCTGAAATTCAGTTTCACGTATTGATCGGTGGCTTCGGTCAATGCCGGTAGCGTCCATTCGTAGTAATTTGCAGCGTCAGAGCCCAGGCGATATTTAAAAGCGGTCAGGTTGGTGTTGAATCCGGCCGGGACATGGACCCACTTCCCCAAATAGTCTTTTGTTGCGGAAATATTCACCGCCAGGCTGGGTTTGGTGACGGTCGCCTGATCGGTGGCTGAAAGAGACACGTTGATATCAAAGCTCAAGGAATTGCTGCCCCGGATTGGCGCTCCGACAACGACGTTGGTGGCATCATCGGTTCCGGTGTAATCCGATATGGCGTCCATCGAATCGACCTGGACAACCGTGTCCGGTACGATTGGAAAATATCTCTGATAGCCATATCTGGTTTGTAGTCTTTTATCTGCATTATAAAAGAAGTTTTTAAGCTCAGTGAACTGATTATCGCCGAGCAGTTGAGGCTCTCTCAGTGATAATCCCCCGGTCAAATTGTCAAAAACCTTTCTCATGAGAGCATTCTGGGGTCAAGTGATATTCTCCGGGACGTGCCGCGCTGATATCCAAAACTGATATTCGCGTCCTGGAATAGGAACGCGCTTTTGAGCTGATTTAAAAACAATTGATAATCCTGAAGTGCCTGGGCGGTTTTTGCCTGATTCTTGGTAGTACTCCAGATGACATATGCTGCATATCTAACCATTGCTGGATCAAAGTCGATGGGGAAAGCGGAATCAACAGAAACGGTCATCGTAGGAAGCTTTTTTCTATAGAGAATATTTGCAGTGTAAGCCGTGTCAGGAGTCGGATAAAATCCGAGTTTTTGATTGAAAAGATAGTAATTCGATGGCCTTCCCTGGGAGGTTGTCCCGTTTCTCATGGCCATCTCTTTGGAGTATGGGAAGAGCTCGCCGAGTGTGTCTGCAAACTGGACCATATCCAGCCTGATAAAATCTGATGGCAGGGCATATTCTGCCGTGCCTCCGGTTGTTGCCTGGGTAGTTGTAGCTTCGTTTTGGGGCCAGCGGAAATTGCCGTCTTTTTGTATTTGAAAATATGCGGTATTGATTGCCGCTTCTTTAACCGCGCTTCCCCAAATTTTGTCATTTGGATCTGATTTGAGGTAATTGCGTAAGTCTGATACAAGGCTTGATAGTGTGCTCATTTTAAGACGACATTAATTAAGTTTCTGATTCTGGCCAGCAGGTTTTCTACGTTCCTATGCTGGCAGATTGCCCCATCTGCTTCGCAGATCATTTCCCGGAGCCGTTTTGCTATTTTATCCACCTCGCCGCGCCGGTCTCCAGGAGGAAGTTTGTTTCTCACGTCCTCGACGCGCTCTAAATCTGATAAGTATTCATTTAATCTCGCGTGAGTCATTTAATTTGATTAATCAAAACCGCGACTTTTTCTCCCAATTCAGCGAGTTTCACAGGGACATAGGAAGTGCTGTCAATGTGCTGGTCCAACCTTTGGGCAATTAAATTCATCTGATTTGAAAGACCGAAATAAAATCCAGCCACCGCTATAACCGTGCCTATAATTGCTCCGTAAAACGAGAGCTCTGATCTTAATATTTTTTGTACTGTCGTTGGATTTTCCATGTTTTGGTTTTAACCTGCTCCCATTAAAAGCATCGCGCCTACCGGTCCGGAACCGCCCGCGCTTATAGTCCACCCACTCCCAGCTGTAGCCACGGAATTGTTATCCGTACTATTGTTGGCATTCCAGGTGGATCCGGGCGTTGCAATTGAATGTTGGATATTTAAATAGCTGCAAGTAATTGTCCCGCCACCGGCTTTCGTTAGAGTGTGCGTTTGGGTATTTTGGCTGTTGATTGAAATTTCTTTTCCGGCTGAACCATTTACCGAGAAAGTGGTGACAGTTTGGGTCGTTCCCGCTGTGAATTTTATAGTATGTGCTGCGTTTCCTGTGTCTTTGAAATCGTGGAAGGTGTTGCTGCCGGTAATAGTGATCCCCGTCCCGATTGTGCCGTCGATTGCAAACCAGACATCGTAAAAAGTAAACCCGCCCCCAGCAAACGTCTTAGCAGAATTGGGATTAGACGGACAGGTAGCCTTGATGCACGAAGTTGCCGGTGTAAACGTGAAATTCGAGCCGGAAAAGGACACGATTGTTGTCGTCGTATCCGAGGTCAGGGTACCGGTTCTCATCAAGAGAGTTCTGAGTCCGTTTCCCGTTGACGTTAACGCTCCGAGCAGCGTCCCGGACTGATTATTCATATCCAGGGTCCCAGAAACCAGAGAAAATGTGCCAAAACTGGTTGCATATGCGTCGGCAATAGTAAAGGTGTCGGCACTAATATCAGTTGGAGCAATACTCCCATAAGTAACACTGTTTGGCGCCTTGCCTGCAAAGGTTAAAGTGTGGGCTTGAAATGTGTTCATAATGGTAATCGCTCCGGTGTAGGTCATCGTCATCCCGGCCCCGAAAGTCATATTTCCATAAATGCTCATTGCTCCTGAAGAGGCATCGGTCAATCTTCCCGTAAATCCACTCATATCCAGATTATTCATCTTCACTGGAGTTGCTCCTACCACCGCGTCCCCACCGCCGGACGTGGCTGTAAAATAGACATCACATTCACCCGTCGGGACCGAAGCCCCGGATCCACCCCCGTCTGAAGTTGACCAGTTATTGGTGTTTGACCAGTTTCCATCGCCACCAGTTACCCAGTAGCGTTTCGGAGCGACAGGTAGGTCAGCCCAGCCGTGATTATTGGTGCCAAAAGTGCTATTTGCTCCCGCTGTCCAGGTTCCACTTCCCCCGACGACACTGTCCTGAAGATTTAAATAATCTCGGGAAATATTCCCGGCTGTTGAATACAGATAGAAAGGACTGCCCGCGGTTACACTATTGAGCGTAATTAACGCGCCAGCCCCACCAGAAACTGTAAAGGTGGCGATTTTCTGCCAAGTAAGAGCGGTAAAGGCATCCGTGTGAGCAATGGTTCCATCATCTTTAAATTCTCCGATAACATTGTTTCCAGAAATCGTGTTTGTAGCCGTGCTGGTTCCGCGGGCAAACCAGACCTTTCCATAACTTTGTCCACCGCCGGCAAAGGTGAGCGCGGTGTTCGAGGAGTCGGTAAATTTAATCGTGGCCGATGCCGCACTTAACGTTCCGCTACTGTAGGTAAAGGCATTGGAAGTCCCGTTACAGATATGTGTAGCACTACCAAGGTCGACAGTTGCCCCCTGAATTATAATTTTTCCGGTAAAAACATAGCTTGTCCCACCATTGACAACGGTGAAAGTACCAGACTGAAGATTGATAATGTTTGTGGCCCCCGTCGTAAGATCGCTGTTTAGCGTATAGGTCCCTGAAACACAAACGACTGCGATATTCTTTGCCCAAGTTTTGCCCGCGCTATCTATCACGTAACTCCCCCGGCCCATTAATGTGTATTGATTCGTGCTGGCGGTCAGGGTCATATTACTATCAAGAATAACCGAACCAAATACCCAGGCATCGGCTGAAGTCGTGAAGGTGAATGCCTGATCCGTGTCAGCAAAAGTGAATCCCGGTATTCTCGGCATGTCCTGGGTGACAGTTTTACCGTCAGCGGCAAATGCATGCGTATCGAAGACGGCAGAGTCCTGAGGCAATGGCACCCTGACGCCGGTAGTATAATCATTGGCAAACCAGCAGTTCCCACCAGTAGCGCCGGACCAGTACGTATTAGTAGTCGCTCCATGAACCCAGTAGCACGTAATCGGAGACGTAAAAGCAGCGGCACCCAGGGCCTGCATGGTGTTTCCACCGCAGTTTCCAGTGTAACCGGCAGCTGCAGACATATCCCATGTAGCATCTCCAGTCCCAGTAATATCAAGGAAGTCCACCTTATCTACCGAGATGGCATGAGCGTTTAGCGTTGCCGCACTTCCTCTGATGTCAGAGGAAACCAATAGCCGTTTCGTGGCTGAATTACCTGTTAGAGTGAGCGTCCCGGTGATTGTTTGCGTTCCAGAATATGGGAAAGTCACACTATCGGTGAGTGTTGCGGTTCCCGTCCTGGTTAGGGTGGTATAGGTGTTTGACCCGGTCACGTTGTGGGAGGTACCATTTAATTGAACTTCATAGTAGGTTTTTCCATTTCCCCAGAACGCTCCGGCTCCAGTAACTTTAATAATCGAATTCCCAACAGAAGGCGTTACACTGGCCTGGTATTTAAACCCGCCCCCAGTACAGTTGATTGTCGAATTACCCAATGTCAAGCCATCAAAGGTTGTAGCGATGTCCATAGTATCGCAGGTCACCGTTTGACTGTTCGTATCGAGAGATCCTTCAGTACAAGTAATATTTTTATTAGTTGCCGTAACCGTGCCCGTGAATTGCAAAGTCCCTCCAACCCCGTTCATCTTCACCGGACCTGCAATAGTAACACCATTCGGATTAAAGGTCACAGTCCCGGACGTATTTGCAAACTCGAGGGTGCCGGCAAAAGTGTTTGTTATTTGAGCCGTTCCACCAGAGAAATAGACGTTGCCATAAATGCTGATTTTTCTTGCGGCCGCGCCGGTAAAGGTGACCTTTGTAGTACCGGTAAATGAGATGTCTAATCCTCTGCAGGTCGCATCTGCCGTGACGGTTACAGTATAAGCCGTGTCTCCCGGTTCGTTTCCGTGTAAATCAAAAATTACATCATCGCCGGATCCTGGGACAGATTGTCCACCGGCTCCACCAGATGAGTCTGACCAGTGAGTTGTATCTGAGGCGTCCCAGTTGCCTGATCCACCTACCCAGTATCTAGCCATTATTTATTGATTAAACAGATACGATAGCATAAGCCAGCCAGCCGTCTACGTCGCCATCGGTGATATCGACTTCGAGGTCTTTATCCGTAGCAAGTTTGAAGATTGGCATAGCGAAATTTCCACTTGGCGGGACCGCGATACCTCCATATTGCGCGAAAGTCATAATGCCAGTAACCGGCGTGTCGTCTTCATCCTGGAGAGAGACAGACTGCCCGGCTGCGGTTCCTACAGTTAGGCCATATCCATAGACCCAGATCTGTTTACCTGCAGCGGATGAAACCAGAAGCTGATCGGCTCCCGTGGTCAGATTGATTGCTCGATGCTGATATGAATCGATGACCGGATTACCTGGTCCAAGAATTGCAGCTCCGGGATTAACTTTCGTATATCCCGAGGCGTCCTGGACAAAAGGCACGTAGTCTCCATCGGCTGCCAGTGCCCCGATTGTGTCTTTTCTTACAGCCAGCATCATGACACCGGTATCTCCGGAAGTATGTGCTGCATCTTCAGCTTTACCTAAATTGGTAGCACCGACGCCAGGCACGACAGAAGAAACTGCACTGCCTCCACTCGGGACAATGTGGCTTGATTCGCTCGGATCGGATTTACCTATCTGAATTGAGCAGGCGACGTTTGCCCCGCCGGTACGAATCAGTTTAAGACTCTTGAGCGGCACGTTGCAGAGTGTAGCAATGGCCCCAGAAGGGATTAAAAACCCATTGGCGGCCGTTGGATCAAGATCGTTAAATAAAACCCTTATATCGCCATCTTCCGGCTGAATAATAAGAGCATTTACACCGGTTGAAAACCCCGCATTGGCAAGGGTAGTTCCCTGGGCGGTGTTAATCAGGCTGAAAAGGTTAGTTGCTGTCGATGTGACTGCAATTTTCGAGCCTGCTGCTGACTGGAATTTTTCTATGAACATTTGGGTAAAGATTAAGGATTTGAAACGTTGGTATCCTTAATTTTCGCCAAAATGTCTGCTTTTTTGTCTGTTGGAAGGAATTTGATTCCCTTTTCTTTCGCCAGAGCCCGAACTTCGGTCATTTTCAGCTTATCATATTCGAAGTTTTCCTGATTTTCCGGCTGTTCATCATCACTATCTACCGGCTTTTGTTCAGTTTCAAGAGAATTTTTTAATTTTTCTTTGCCGAGTTCCTCCATCATCGTTTCTCTCGAGACAATTTCTCCTCTTTTCTCATGAATTGACTCATCAAACGCGAAGTCCTTGATCCACATTTCCACCTGGCGGACTTTATGCCAGACTTTTAATACTCCATTTTCCATGACTATTTTATTAATTGATAGGCTTCGAGAAAAGGGCTCCAGAGAGCCCTCTCCATCGAAAACTAAACAGCGACAGAGCCGAGAGAATATACTGTGTAAGCAGATTTGGAGGTGAAAACCAGCCAAAACTCTTTTGAGTAATTCTGGGCAATTGTCATTGTGCCCGAAGTTCCACCACCGGTACCGGCAGCGACAGTGATTGCCTCATTGGCGTCTGCAGTATTCCGGATATAAAACCTCAAAGCGGTTCCAGCTACAACCCCATTGAGCGCGGCAGCAAGAAGCGCAGCGGTCGGGAGCGTTGTGGTTACAGCACCTCCGGACGGATCCTGGAGAATTAAACCTCCAAGAACTTGAGTCGGAGTTAAAGTAACGCTGGTTGCGGTAGCGACCGTGGAAACAGTCGTATTACCCTCTAGTACACGGCCTTTCGGCGATGTAACAGTCTTATCATTTGCAAAGAGCTGGGCTCCATTTACCAGTCTTTGGTCTGTGACGTGAACGGTCATAGTAAATTTGGGTTATTGAGAAGGGGCGGCCGAAGCCACCCCACTCAGGTTGATAATTAGAACGCTGAAGTGTCGATAGCGACGTCCACCAATTGCTTGGCGCCGTCAGCATATGTTTTCCAGCCGTAGAGAATACCGACCAGGACGTTTTTACCGAGCTTGTCGGGGACCTCTTTCACTTCCGGGGAAGGATCCTTTTGAACAACAGCCGTGATCGCACCCTTGCGACCGAACAGACAGTGCTGTTTCTGTTTTGCGAGTGTCCAGATATCAGCAGCGGCTGCCAAGGTCTCGGATACAGTCAGAACACCGAGTCCCTTGTAATCAAGAGTCAGGGTATCGGCCGCATTGTCATTGGTAGCATGACAGTTGCGGAGCTTTCTTTGGTTTGCAGCGGAAACAGCCACGCCATTGGCAGTGGTAGTCCCGGGAGCGTTGATCAGAGCGACCAAAGCGGCACGTGAAGTGTCGACGTTGGTACCTACCAAGAAGTTACCGGCTACGGCGCCAATCGGATTGGCGGCAGTGAAGGTAACACCGTTGATAACCACAGTCTCACCGGCTCCGGGATCGGAGGCCATGTAAAGAACCGCAGAAGTTCCGAGCATGTTGGAGACATACAGATCGAAGTCGTAGAATTTGAGGATTCTGCCACCTTCGTTTGCATCGTCACCAGCCTTGGTATCGCGGCCTGCGCCGTATTCAATCAAGACCTGCTCGAATTCCGGTGAAATTACACCGAACAGTTCGGAAGCGGGGACGTTTTGTTTCTTCAGTTTGCGTTTTGCAGCAGCAATAACCTTGAGAACGTTGGAAGTCGTCAGGGTGATGCCATTGCCGGACGTGCCGCCGATAGTCCCATCGTCAACAGTCGAAGTGGCTTGATCCCAGTCACCCAGGATGTCGGCATCGAGTTGATTTGAGGCATAGGTAGCAATATCCTTACCGTAAGCAGCGGCGAAATCGTAGTTATCCTGGATAACGTCGAAATCGTCTCTGTAGATTCCATCAGCAAACTGGGAATCAATTGTCAGCGATTCTGCGGTGTCGGTGACATCGTTAATCGTGATTGCAGTACCCCTGACATAAGTCTGGAGGTTACCTGACTGATCGGAGCGGTAAACTCTTTTCAGTATATTTCCTTTTGCGAGATCTGGTTTGAAGCTCATGTCGCAAACCTGTTTTGCAACGTTCAGCTTGTAGAATATTGTTTCATATTCCTTGGCCCAGACTGTCTTGAAGCCATCTGATAGCGTATTCGCCATATTTAGATAAAAATTAATGAAATAACTTTTATCCTAAGTTTTCGCCTGTTTAAGCCCACTTTCCCTGTCCTAAATTCTGTCTTTTCCAGGCTTCATACTCTTTTGGTGACATCTTTGCGATGTCGAGTTTCGGAGCATTTGCGCCCGGAGAACTTCTTGTCCCAGTGATTGGCCTGGTAGCCTTTGCCTTTTCGAGTTTGGAATCCTTGAGGAATCCGTAATCTTTAGCGATGTCTTCCCATGCCCGGTTGTCGGTAAGCCCAATCTGTTTCAGGGCTTTTTCATGAGGTTTTAATTCGGGATTTGACTTGATAAGCTTTCGAAACGCTTTCTGGTCTTCCTCCTGAATTTTCATCATCTTCAGATCATCTTTCGTGGCAAAACCTGCCTTTTTGAGAACATCCATCGCCTGTTTGACTTCGGGAGAAAGGTCTTCTGCCTTGGTGTCTTGAACGCTCGTTTTAGAGCGGGCAATTTCACGTTTGGCCTCTGCCAGTTCCTGAGTCTTTCTGCGATAGTCGGCTTCCATCATGTGTCCCTTTTTCCATTCTTTTATCTGGTCCAGGGAAACTTTTTCGCCGTCGATCTCTACCATGTTTTTAGCGTCGGTATCCGCCTGACCTGCTTCTTGGTCTGCTCCAGCCGCTTTGTTTGAGGAATCCTGACTTGCAGGTTGTTCCCCGGCGGTGGGAGACTGATTAGAGTCTGCCATTCTTGTTTGGGTTATTAATTATCAGAGCTTTAAGGGCTCATGCCTGGTGGGGAGGATAGGCGCAGGTTTAGGATAAAAACCTGTCCCCACCAAGCGTCAGCCTTTAATTCTGGCTTCCAGAAATTTCAAAAATCCGTCGGCGAGTGTAAACATTGCCCGCGCTTTAGGGTCATCTACTTTCGCAGTAGCAAGCCTTTCCATAGAGCTTTCTTTTGCCCGTTCCCAGTAGGCCTTGATTTCAGCGTATCCGGTCGTGTCGGCGATTGCCTTAATTGCCTCTTTTTGAGAGGTGAATATTTTAACAGCCTGCTCCTGGCTTTCGGCGAAAGTCTTTTTGGATGCTGCGTCCTTTATGTAGTCGAGAATTCCCATTTTATTGTCCTGCGGTTAATAGTTCTCCACCGGAGACCTGTTGAACAACGTCGGCCGGCGTCGGTGGCGGTTCTGGGATAGCTGCCTTGTTGAAACTTGGTGATCCTGATGCCGGCATGGTATTAGCGATTGCCGCCATATCCACTGAATTGTCGTAGTATTTTGAGAGGTCTTTTTTCTCAAAAGTCGCTGCAATATCTTCAACTGCTGGGCGTAGTTTAATTTTTTCGCCTGCTTTCTGGGCCTGCATGAGCACGTTCCAGAAGGCCATGGCATCAGCCCGGCGATTGGCAATGTCGTCATAGGTGGAAGATCCGACCTCGACTGTGATTGAATATCTAGTGACCGCGTTCCTTAAAACCTCCCGGTGTAGATCCCAGTATTCTTCGGCGCCAAGTTTCTTGAGCACAATATTGTCGCTCATGTTTTCAAATGCCTCCTGGAGTAAGAGATAGGCGAGCTGAGACAGAGCGCCTTCATAGTTTTTCCGGACCTGATCTAGGACGGAGTTCGATTCAAAAAATTCTATGCGAGCCCCGGTAGCGGTATTGGTCAAAGCCTGTTCTGACTTCGGATTTGAAGTGTCGACGGTAAATGTCTGGGTCTGGATCTGACGTTCAATATCGTTTTGGAGCTGAAAATAGTCTGATGGGAGTTGCCGCATCGGCAGTTCCTGAAGGTTCTGCATTGCGGTTGTCACATCCCCGGTAGTGGGGATCACCCCGTAAGGTTTGGAGATCAGGTCTCTGGGGTCGATGTTTGAGTTCGGGGACCAGACAAAAGTCCGGTTCAGCGCCTGATTTACAAAGTTGATGGCGGCGTTCTTCTGAAAGGAAAGCTCATCCATCAAGCCGATAATGGGCTCAACAAAACCGACGTCGAAGTTTGTTTCGACATCCTCAAAAACTCTGAAATCTACAAAAGGCTTTTTAGTAACCTCTTTCCATCCAATCAAAATCTGCAGTTCCGGGATTATGGTCGCTTTATAAAGTTTGTCCTCCCCGTCCTCGTTTTCATCGAATAAAGTCCAGACATTAAGTAGTGACAGGCCGTTTTTATCAATCGGAGCCTTTACATCCAGCGTCTGGATACCGGCGACGCTCATGACCTGTTTTTTGTAGGTGTCGAGATCGTCGTTGACCATCTTCAGGCTACAAACATCTTCGAGCTGGTCCAGATTGAAATATTCTTGTTTTTTTCTTCGGATTGCTGATAACCGAACGCCATTTACTATCTCAAATTCAGCGCTGGAGTCCTGAACATTCTTGAAGCGCGGATCCGACAAAGTTTCAGTCCAGCTTTTTACATCGATGAACGGATATTCGCCAGTCACATCCTCCTGGACCTCTTTTTTCATCCCATCAGGCGTTTCTACGTCGACAAGATTGCGGATTGTTTCGTATTTATAGCTGATTTTTGCCCGGGATTTGCCGTAAACGATACCGGTCTTGGCAAAGGCTCTTAAGGCATCCTCAAAGTGGTATTCATCAAAAATGTAGGACAGATAATCCTGGATTGCCCGGCTGTAATCGGTTGTTTTCTGGCGTTTATCAGCCAGGGCTTTATTATAAACCTCGATACTGGCCGGATCATCGGGATTGTAGGTAGGCAGAGCCTGCTCTGGATAGAAATCGTTGGTCTTTGGGGTGACAATCCACCGGGGATTTTTGGCAATTATCCGGGGGAGCACGCGCTCGATAACCTCATGGGCCTTATTGACCTTGATATCGGTCATATAATCGGCCTTTCTTTCCTCTTTATACGTCGAAACAGCCTTATAAATATCAAGTAGCCTGGAGTTCCGTGTCTTGTTCAGGTCCTGATAGTTTTTGTAGGTTTCGAGCAACTCGGATACAATCCGATTCTGCAGTTCCTTTGATGGGGTAGGCATTCAAATAATGCTTAACCCTGCGCCAATTCAGCAAGATACGCCCGAAATCCTTAATGTCAAGTTAAACGGATGGCCGGCCGAACTTATCGTAGCTGACTTTGAAATTAAACTTTTTTCCTTCCGAATTGATGTTCATCTTTGGTCCCAGATTCCAGCAGGCCAGGGCAAGTGAGATCACGGCGTCATCGTGCAGGCCGGATGGAGCGTTGTAGCTGACGTTGTTTGATTTATCGCTAATAGTGGCCTCAAAAGCCTCCAACTGGTCAATCAGGTTCGGATCATTGGGAATTTTAACTTTCCCCTCTTCCATGATAATAACCAGATTTTCAATTAATTGCTTTTTACTGGTAGCGTTGAACCGGTAAGGTTCGACAGTAAGACCGGTCCGGGTCAGGTCTTCGGTAATCGGATCGCCTACGCCGGTAGAATCAATCCTGATCTTGGCGTTGTTGTATCGCCGGGCAATAGACTCTATTTTGGCCTTCTGCAGATTCCAGTCGATTTGATTGAAAGATTCCCGGTAAACAATCTTGTGTTCATGCCGGTCTAGGACGGAGATGTCGGTGAAGTCTGAATATTTGGCCAGGTCAACGCCCATCAGATACTGTTTGTTTACTTCCGGATTGCAGAGAGTGTCGGCAATATTTTCCCGGACCCGGTGGAAGAGGGAGCCACCATCATCTAGGAACTCACATTCCATCTCCTGGCTGAATGCCTTTTGTGTCATCTCAGACCGGATTTTGGCCAACTGCTCTGTGGTGAATAGGCCGGCGGTCGAGGCTTTAAGATGGACAACCTGCCAATTTAATTCATCTTTACGGCAAGTGATAAACTTCTGATAAAAAGCGTTCTTTCCTTTGGGAGTTCCTACATACCAGCTCCACCCACCGTTGGCAGCAAGGATGGGATAATAAATCTCATCAAAGATCGCCGCCTTGATCTGGGCGGGCTCATCAAAGATGACGCCCTGACAATCCAGTGAGCGCAGGGAGTCAGGATTATCGGCACCTTTGATGTGGATCTGGGATCCGTTGTGAAAGAATAAAATCAGACTTTGTTCATTTTTCTTGGCGATTGCCACCGGCGGGACCAGCTTGTTAATCATGTCCGGGGCAATCCATACGGCCTCTTTGGCCTGCTTATAGTAAGGAAAAACGTAATGATAAATGCTGTTCGGATTGATAATCGCCTCCATAATCAGTTTGGCGATGGCTAGGGTAGTTTTGCCATGGCGCCGGGGAATGACGAGAACTTTATTTCGCCGGGAATCCCGGAGGATTTCTCCCTGGAAGGGGCGGGATTCAAGGTCGAGATTGTAGGGAAGTTTTATCTCTTCCATTATTGTTTTTTACCTAAATCGACGACAAACTTTATCCCATCACCTCCCAGATTGACTGTTTGAGTTGGAAGCCCGTCAACACGATTGAAAACCTCTTTCATTGCGATGACATTTTTTTTCTTGATTGATTTTTCGAGAACCGCATCGATGAATTGTTTCGCGTAGGTTTTACGCTCGCCTTCCGGTATTTCCTGCAGACTTTCCTTTAACATGGCAACAAGTGAGAATGATCCTTTGGGCCGACCATTCGGGTTGTGGATCTCACCTTTTTTAAATTGTGTTGCCTCTTTGCTCATAGAACCATTTTTCTACCATTTATTAATGGCGTTATTTTTTGTCTTCCTCTTTTTTTGCTTCCTTCTCTGTTGCGGCTTTCGCTGCCTCAGCTTCCGCCTTCATCTTTTCCTTGTCCTGCTCAACCTTTTCTTGTTTGTGGACTTCTCTTAAGAACATGAATGGTCCGGCACCGGAGGCGAGAATAAAATTGTGCCATTTGGCTTCGAATTTATCATCAGGCCAGGTAGCGAGTTCATCGAGGATTTTAAAATGATCGGCAGCTATTTTGTCGATGTCGGCCTTTTGGGCATTAACCGAAGAAACGATACCGGTCCTTACAGATTCGAGGAGTTGATCTTTCAAATTCATTTTTGTTGGGGTTAAATGATTTTTATTGAAAATGTGTTTTTTTGGGCATTCATGCTTCCGATACCATTCCGGGACATCAGTTTCTATTTTGCAGACTTTGCATCTGAACCAGTTTTTCCCTTTTACGGACTGGAATTGATGTTTCATATTTGGCGTTTATCCTCTTTGGAGATCTGCATAAGAGCAAAAGCCAGAGCGTTGACAGCCTTCAAAAAGGCTACGTCCTGGGCGAAGTCTTCAAGAAGGGCCATCAGGATTTGTTTTTGTGTTTCGGAATAATTCATGTTTGTTTTTGTATAGCTCCTTTATTTGTTTTAGTTTTGCGAGTGAGATTGGTGGGGCTGACTTGTAGGACTCTGGTACCGGGACAGCGAGGATCACGTCTGCATCCGGATTGTCTCTGAAAGCGTTAGCCCACTCTTCTTTTGTGATTTCTCTTGAATTGAGAAAATACTTTTTCATTAATCTTTTTTTTGTTTCCTCCTGAAGAGAGAAGAGAGGTTCAATGCCCAGCTCAGGAGCTACCCTGATGCACTTCTCCCCCCTACCCCCAAGACATGATTATCTTGATTGTTCCTGGGGCAGTTGCATTGGTAGTTACTGGCTGGACTGTATGCCCGTGCCCTATCGCTCCCTTTAGCAACTTCACCTCGTCCCCGGTAGATTCACTACCCGCTGATTGAATTTAAGTAGAGGTATCCTCAATTCGCAGCCTCCTGTCTTTTCAGGTGTGCGCCTACTGGGGACTGGCGAGTAGGCACGCATCCAAAAACCAAGAGAATTACTTGACTATTCCCTTGACTTCTGGTGGCTGATAGAGTTATAATGATTGTGATGATGGAGTTCTGGAACGGCAAGCTACCCATCATGCCCATTAAAATCTAGGTCCATCGTAAATGATTGACCTAGCAGAAAGTACACAGATTCAGAATAATGTATCTTGTACAAAATGCTAGAGAAGTCTGGGACACCCTGGATTGCAAAGATCAGATACGGTGATATTATATTCCGCAGCCGCCATGCGGTCAACCCTAATCAAATAATTCCGTTACTCATGCCAATAATCGGACTGTTTCCTCGGGAAGAGGCTCAAGAAAGTCGATTCCGGATCCATAGATCGATTATTAAATCGATTACCGAGAAGGCTCAACACGACAAGGCCACCATTACCGAGCTGGTAAATTATACCCTCGCTGCAAGGTTCGCGCCTGAACTGTTAGCCAAGATGGACGCTTTCAAACGCAAATCGCGTTATAGCTTCCCAAATCGCAAGACTGGCAATAGATATACCAAGAAGGTCTAAATCCCCTTTAATCCAACTATATGAAGAAACCCGAACAGGGTGAGATTCGGCAAATAACCGAATTTGACTCCCGTTTTTACGTGTGCGGTGAGGAGTTCCGCCCGTCGGTTACCTATATCCTAGGTACTGGCTATCCAACTCCAACCCATCTGCAGAAGTGGAAAGCTGATCTCGGATGGGATGAAGCCGAAGAGGTAAAAAACAAAGCAGCTGACGAAGGCTCGATAATTCACCATTCAATTGAAGAGCTCCTAAAAGGCAATGAAGTCGTCACGGTGGATCTGTCGCTCAAGGCTAAACGTGCAATTCAGTCATTTATAGACTGGTTTACCGTAGAAAAGCCTAAAATTCTCAGGTTCGAGTACAAAATCTGGGCCGGAGAATATGCCGGGACTGTAGATCTACTTTGCCGGCTGGCCAGCGATGATTACAAAGGCGTCTGGCTGATTGACTATAAATCCGGAGGCGTTTATGACACCGGGAAGGCTCAGATCGTAGCCTATAAATCTGCTGATTCTGAAGCCACAAGGTGCGCAATTCTACAGCTGGGCAATAAGACCAAGAAAAGATACACCTTCACGGAAATTAAACCGGAAGATGAGCAATATTACTGGAACCTGTTTAATCAGTGTCTGGCGATGTATCACCTGCTCCGTCCTGGAGACAAACCACCGGAAGGATATCCCCTCTCTTTCTCTCTACCATATATCGATAAACAATTCTCAAAATGATTAAAATCAGAAAAAAGTATCTCACCACCGAAGTTGAGCTGGAAATTTCCGGCAGCGACATCAAAGACGAACTTTTCCGGGCCTCGATATTTACCTGCGACGATATCTGCAATCTCTGCAGTTCGAAAGATATTGCCCTGGTAGGTAATAAAACCGAGGAAGGCCATCAGTACGTCAAACGTCTCTGTACGAAATGCGGCGCGACTTCCAATCTCGGCAGCTACAAAGAAGGTAAAGCCTACTTTTGGCATAAGTTTGCCAAGTGGGAAGGCAAAGAACAGGGCAAAGAATAAGCCTTTAACCAATTCATCTATGATTCATCTCCAAGATGCCGGTGATTATGTCACCTGCGACTTTCCCAATTGCAAAAATCACGCTGTCACCGAAGCCGTTATCTATGATGACGACGGCGAGGATCAGGGCCGCGAGCTTTTATGCAAAGACCACGCGCCGGCAATGGCGCATTAAAAAAGACCGTCTGCAAACGGTCCAATTCAATTAACAACCCAATTATATGGAAAATAACGAAATGGTCAAATCAAATTTGGCCGACATCACCAATCCCCTGGACTTTGAACAGGTATTCCGGCTTGTACACCAGGCCGAATCTCTAAACCAGATCCAGAGGAATATCAGACAGCATAATCCAATTCACAATGATTAATACCTGTAAGTGTGGCAACTCCATGAGTTTCTACGAAAAGAAATGTAAGGAGTGCCGCCTATCGATGTCGCCGTATGAATGCAAATACTGCGGCGAGAAAGTATTCGAACCCTGGCAGATCGTCGAGGGCTGCTGGAGGTGTAAAAAAATCGACAAACAATTAATTCATCAAACCAAATAAATGGAAACTACAAAAACAAAAAACGGTCTGTCTCTGAAACATAACATTCTGGGACTTGGCATCATCGCCGCCGTCTTCGGTGGCATTCTCTTAATCTCCCAGGCTGGGGCCCAATCTACTTTCGAACCCCAGGCCCCCGGAGTCCAGGCAACCCTGGATAATTTCGAAGTAAAAGTTACTCATGACCGATGCGAACTCATCAAGAAACTGGCCACGGCCAAGCTCGAGGATGATATGCACTCCCCTGTCGCCGGCATTGACCGGAATGACCTGGCCGCAAAAAGGGACATGAGTTGTGATTTTTAGTTGCCAGCCGTGAGGCGAAAACCGGTATTCTTACTCTTAACCAAACCGTAAATGGAACTCCTGATAACGACAATTCTGATAGCAATAATCTGCTTAGGTTTCAGCCAAATGTTACTCTGGCGAACCCTCTCGGCTCAGTATCATCTGTCAAAGGAAATGATGGGCTGGATGGAAACGGCTCACGACCTGATCGGCCGAATAGTAAAGCGCCAACGCATCGAGGATCCGCAGAGCAGCAAAAAGTCATCGACTATGCCTGGGAAATAAGCCAGGACAAGAACTTTATTTATCTTTTAAAGGCAGAAAACGGGTCCTTGAGCATAGACCGGAAAAGCCCGGTCAATTCCAACGGATTCCGGGACTATGGTTTTTGTCAGATAAATAAAGGCTACCATTCCAAGGTAGTAAACGACCCCCGGTTTTTTACTAACTATAAATGGCAGATCGACCAATGTTACAGCCTTTACAAAGGCGGCACGACGTTTTATGGACTAAAAAAATACCAGAGAAACGCCGCTTTCCGTAATAAAATTGAAGGCTCTTTCACCTGGGAGGCTTGACCATCCTCCCCTCTCCAAATTCATAACCAAAACAAAATGAAGACAATTATCCACGTCTGCACTCTTTCCCTGCTCCTGTTCAACATGATCTGGGGCGTTTATCTGATGATTGTAACCTACAAGATATCCGCCGGTCTGTTTGGATTTGCCATCGTCGGGACTCTTTTACCGTGCCTGGCAGCTGCCCTGTATTTACGGGGAACTAAACTTAGAAATTAATTATTTTTTAATAATAACCATGAAATATAATCAGAAGTTACCCGTGAAGGTCGAGAAACAATTAGACCAGTTTGTTGATCGTATTAAAGCGATCCAGTGGTTTAAAGTCGGCGATTTAGACACGAAGAAAGTTGATAAACAGATAAAAGTTTGCCTTAAAGCATTTGGTCTGGAAGCCAAGATTGAATATAGAGACTTAAAAACTCCACAAGATTGGGCTGCCGCCAGGGCTGCCGCCTGGGATGCCGTCTGGGATGCCGCCAGGGCTGCCGCCTGGGATGCCGTCTGGGATGCCGCCAGGGCTGCCGCCAGGGCTGCCGCCAGGGATGCCGCCAGGGATGCCGCCAGGGATGCCGCCTGGGATGCCGCCTGGGATGCCGCCAGGGATGCCGCCTGGGATGCCGCCAGGGATGCCGCCAGGGATGCCGCCTGGGATGCCGCCAGGGATGCCGCCTGGGATGCCGCCTGGGATGCCGCCAGGGCTGCCGCTGACGTTCTGGCGCTTAACGAACCGGCGTATAAAAGGAAATATCCAAAAGGCAATTTTATTAATCTCATCCCTTTGTGGGAGATGGGACTTTATCCCTGTGGAGTAGTTGAAGGAAAATTTATCATTTATGTTCCCAAAAAATAATCACATGAAGACAAAAAAACTTGATGACTGGAAACAGACAGAGCAGGTGAACCAAAAGGATCGGGCGGAGCAGGAAATCTGGGAAGAGTCCCAAAGAAAGAACGCGGCGAAAGATGCGGAAGCCAACACTTATCAAGTCTGGAAGGACGGAAAGCTGGAGCTGGAATCTCACCACGAATCTGAAGCTATCCGGATGGCAAAAGGCATCGAGGGCAAGGTTATCTGGTGCCTGGAAGGCTGTGGAATTGCCCAAATTTATCCCGTCCCTGAACAAAAAATTAATTCTTAACAAACCCAAACATGAAACCGACCGAATGTCTTGTAAATAAAATCTACGAAACCAAAAATGGAGAATTTTGCGTAGGTTTTAAGTTCAAATTTGATGATATCTGCCAGGGAGACAAAGAAGGTCTCCGGGCCGCCTGGCGAGAAGGAATCCCGATGTTAATTAACCTTGAGTTGTTTCAGCCCGAAGTGACAGATCCTACCCCGGCCGGCAATGAATGAAACCCCGAAAGAATCTGAAGAGCAGGCGGTCTTTGTGGACTGGCTGGAATACCAGGGCTTGAAATTTACCGCGATTCCCAATTCCACCTATACCACTTCACAGACTCAGAAAATAAAAAACTACCGTCAGGGATTACGCCCCGGCCTGCCTGATCTGCTGGTGATTGTCAAAGACAGCATTGTCTTTGTCGAAATGAAGCGGAAAAAACAAAGCAAAGTCAGCGACACCCAGCAGTTCTGGATCGACGCCTTAAATAAATGCGATAACGTCGCCGCCCACGTCTGTTATGGCGCGGATGAAGCGATTGAGACCATAAAACAATACCAATGAAACAACTCACTTTTCCTTTTATCCGACCGGATCTGGAAGATGCCAGGCAGCAGATTACACATACAGAAGATATGCTGGAAGAACAGCCGGGCGGTCCTGCCAAATTCGACAATCTCTGCAGAATCGACAGGGCAAAAGAGGTTCTGTTTTCTGCAGAATCAAATAGTTTTCGCGGTTACAACGTCGGAATTGAAATCCAATTGATCCATCACCTTCTCGAATTAGTCACTAAAAACATAAGACCATGAAAAATCCCTTAGACACTTTGTATGCCCACCACCAGGAGGCACAGGATTTATACGACCAGACCGATAATCTTGATGCCCGGAATGAGTTGGCCCACACGCTGACCTGCACAAAAGACCTGATTTACCGGTTGGAATCCGGTGAGGTCGTGCTCTTCCAGGAGATTAACGAAGTCATCGCTCATGCTCGCAGCAGACTCGACGCTGCTTATAAATTTATCGAGCCCTACTCCGACACCGAGAGAAGTCCAGATTTTAACAGACAAGAAAATGACTAAAACTGTAGGCAAAAAACCATGGAAGGATGAGCACGGAGCTTTGGCAACAACCGAGAATTATCTCCGGAGAATTTCAAAAGAAAAACGTGACGAAGACCGAATCGAAGAAGAGAGGGAAAATAGGGCAAAACACCTGGCCCGAGAAGTTCAGAATGGATCTACAAGTTTTGACGCTCTGGAATTGGAACTCGCAGCCGATAAACCTCTCTATATGGACGTTCGTAGACACTACCTTGCCTTGACAGCGCCGGCCAGACGTGAACAGACCCGGTATGAAGACGCTCTCTTGAATGAAACGGATACAGAAGAGATGGGAACTGAGCGGCCGATGTCGACCAGAGAAAAGATGGCTGCGGCAAAACGGGCCTGGTGGGCAAAGAGAAAGGCGGCCGGACTTCCTAATCCCCGTCAGAACAGAAAACCTAAAATTGAAAAAGTTAATAAAGTTCCTTTACTACCTCACCAAAGACCAATTCTCCAGGAGCCGGTCCAGAATCTTTTAACACAGGCAATTGCAAAGTTTCAATCTGACCTGGACAGCCTCAGAAGGGCAGAAGAAATTTTGAGAACTTTTAGCGCGGAGCAGAGTGATGGCCACTCGCCTGTCTCATAAGCAGGAGGATGCCGGTTCGATTCCGGCCTCCGCTACCATATTGCGCACGCCAGCAAAATGGTTTTAGGGCTTATTAATCAATAATTTAACCAATAAATAATCTATGACAATAAGTAAAAAGACTTTTTCAGGCAGTAGAGACCTCGTAGAGGAGGAGGTCAGTGAGTATCTGACGAGAGAGGTTAGAGATGAATATGCACAAATAGATGTAATTTTAGAGATTATTATACAAGACTAACCCAACCTCAAAATGACCGATGACAAAACACCAGAAGCCACTCTCAAAGAAGACGAATTCCACCCATCAGCACAAGACGCCCTGGACTGGCTGAAACACTATCAAACTGTCCACATGGAGCATTGGCTGACGACAAAAGAGGCTATCGCTTCAACGGCACTCTCCGGGAACCGTTTGTCCGAGATCATGCTTTCTACAATCAATCGCCTGGACAACGGGGATCCGGTCTCGGACCGATATTTACTCGGACTATGCTGGTTTCTGATTCGTAATCCTCTGGGCCATGAATCTTGACCCAATTATCTATACACTTCAAAAACAAGGCTTTGTGATTGTCCCCGGGAGCTGCTTCCAGGACATTAAAACCGAACTTGAGGTGCGCGGTATTTCTACGGAGTTTCTCTATAACAGCGATGAAAAGGAGTTCAAAGACGTTGTTGATTTTGGAGAAAATGACCCGGGGAAAAAGTTTGCCTGCGTTGAACATAATCAAACACCAACCGTAATCAAAAAATGATAAATCTCTGCCCGGAATGTATCCCCTGCCTGAGAATAAATTTTGTAGTCACCAATCAGTTCGGCGATGAGGAGACCTACATACTCTGCGAAGAACATTTCCGGCTCTGTGTTTATTTATTTGACCATCGAAATCCACCAAATTTAACCAAGACACCATGAAATTATTTAATCACAACGGAGTAAGCTGCATCCTCTCAAAAGATGGTGGGAAATGGCATCTTTCTATGTCATGCCCCGACCGCCTTCCGACCTATGAAGAGATGAAGGAAATCCGCTATAAATACCTGCCGACCGTCGCATATATGGCCCAGATTTTTCCGCCGCTTGAGGAGTTCGTAAACGTCCACCCATTTACTTTGCATCTATGGCAGGTTGGGAAATCCGAAATTAAACCTTAATCCCAACACCATGAAAAAACACGGCTCGAAACTAGCCCAGTGGCAGAAGGACGCTAAAAACCACCAATGCTCCTGCGGTAGACAGGCTGAAACGGTCGACCATATTATCCCGGTCCAGATGCTTAGGCTGTTTCTCCAGGAGGATGCAATCTGGGATGACGAATCTAACTGGCAATATATGTGCCGGACCTGCAATCAGATCAAGGCAAATCAGCTCGATTATCGGAATCCGAAGACGGTCCCGTTACTGGGGAAATATCTTCGTGATCTGGAGCGTAAGACTGCGCCAATCGTAAACAAGATAACCAATCGGCTTTATGAATAAAATTGAAACACCAAAAAGGCTTGAGTTCGGGAATCCGCAGCATATAGAGCTGGCCAAGAAAGGTTATGAACTCGGGGCGGCCCTGGAAAACAATCTGACGGCTGAACTGGAAATAGACGATGAGGACTGCGAGGAGTGTGGAGGCTCAGGCCGGATTGAAACCTATACCTGCGGAAACTGTGGCAGATCCAGTGACGATCCGGACGATGTGAAATACAGTGATTTCCACGTTAAATATCAGAACATAGATCCGCTTTTTATAGACAGATGTATCGGATGTAACGCCTTGTTCGAATAATAGATTTCAATTCATAACCCAAACAAAAATGCTCACCGAAACCCGGGAGCGTGCTTTGGATTTACTCCAAAAGAACGCCCCTCTTTTATTTATCCAACGTGATACCGGTCTCAAGCCCAGTGAGATCGTCCAACTATCTAACCAAACAAAAAATGACAGAAAAAGTAAACGCCATCGATACGCCAAAGGCGCTCTTAAACTTTCTTTTAGAGGAAAGAATCGAGCATTTAAAGTGGCAGATCTTCCAGAGCTGGCAGCCAGGCAACAAGCTGACGCGCGAAAACAACCGAAAAAGACTAAAACTCGCAAGAGCTACGCAAAGATGGCTCGCTAAAATCAAATAATTTAAACTTATGAAACAAAAACAATGGTTCGACGCCGAGATGGCGGCGAAATATTTAGGCGTATCTAAACAGGATTTTTACGCCAGGCTCAAGCCAAACGAATTCAGGCTTAGAAACTTTCTCTCAAAATCCGACCGAAAAATGATGATTCACCGAAAGGGTTTAATCCTCTTAATGCCATGAGTCATCAATTCACCTCCACCGGATTCAAGACTTTTGCGGATCAGGAAGTTCTTGAATGTCAGCTGTGCGGGCTCCGGACCGTCAACCCCTTAACCGACTTGCCCTGCAAGGTCACGCCGAGAACAAAATTGATGATAATTAACAGGATCCGCTACCACAAAACATTATTTAAATTTCCTTATGAAGATAGAAGAAATCAAGAGTGAAGCCGGCAACCTTTTCGAATCACTGGTGTTTCTTTTCGACCAGATCATGGAGCAGGTCGGCTATGAAGAGGCCACGAAAATTATCGAGGCCGCCAAACAAACATCGATACAAAAATTAAGAAATTTGTAATATATTTTTTAATATTTGTTTAACTATGTGTGAAATAGTGGACAGGCCGATTTACCATGTGCTCGACTTGATTGACAAATATTTAGAGTATCTTGAAATTATTAAGAATTACAGCCCTTTTACCCTGAGAAACTACCGGTCCTGCCTATATGCGTTTTTAGAGGTTTTAAGAGGAAAAGATATAAAGTTGATAGATAACTCGGATATTGATAGTTTTCGCCTGAAACTTAGAGAAAAGGGGCTCGGTCTAAACACCATCCAGTACCACCTCATTGTTTTACGGCAATTCTTAAAATTCTGCTTTGTCCGGGATTTTCCAACGCTAAAATACTATAAAGTAGAGACCTGTAAATATGACAGGCCCGAGCCTTCATATTTGGAGCGGTCCGAGCTGGACAAGATTCTCAAAATCAAAGACGTAAATCTTATAAAATCAATCCGAAATACGGCAATCATCAGGCTTCTCTACTCTACCGGATGTCGGGTCCGGGAACTTTACTCACTTGATCGCGATGATGTGCGCGAAAACAGTGTACGGGTTCTGGGTAAAGGCCGAAAGTATAGAATCGTTTTTATCTCAGAACCCGCTAGAAGGGCTCTTGACCGGTATCTGTCCCTCCGGGAGGACGCGGCAAGGGCCCTTTTTGTTACCTGTACGGGGAAACGCCTGGGGGTGGCAATGATCGAGGTGATTGTCAAAAAGTACGCCAAAGCTGCAGGGATCGATAAAAAGGTTACGCCCCATACCCTGAGACACACGTTCGCCACGGAGCTTTTGAAAAATGGTGCTCCCCTGCCGGCAATCCAGCAATTACTTGGTCATGCTTCCGTCACCACAACCCAAGTCTACACCCACATCACGGATTCTTATCTTCGGGACATTCATTCGAAGCATCACCGCTAAGCCATTCGAGCAATTCCTGAATCCGCCGCTTCAGTTCACCACGGACCAGCTCGACATCCATGGGGTCAAAGTCCTCATCTGCATATTCAGTCAGAATCTCAGTTACATAAAAATCTCGCTTAGGTAGGTCACAAAGTGCCTCTATTACCCTTCGAACCTGCGGACGGATTACATTGTGTTGTACTTGAACAACCGCGTCCACAATTTCGGAGGGTATTTTATTTGCAAAAAGCCGATGCCAGTTCTCATGGTAGGTTTTTCGAAGATCCCTCAGATTAACTCTCAGTCCGGGATTGAAACCTTCATCCCGCCGTGAGCTCGGCACGACATGGTGGACCGTCTGCGAATAGCGGCGGTTTTTACCCATTATTGCGGATGAAACTTAAAATCCCGTGCGCCAGGCATTCTGCAACCCGGCCGGTATCTTGTTTGACCGCTGATAAATCGTTGAAATTTGAGATAAATCCGACCTCCGCCAGAACTGCGGGACAGACCGCGTCATCTATGTAAAGCCGGTGCCATTTGGAGTTAAGAGAGGTGGACATCACCGGTCTTGGCCGAAGTGGCAGGATTTTATAATCTCCCCAGGCTTTCACAATCTCATCTGCCAGCAGGGTTGCCGTTGCGCTTCTTTTTTGCCGCCAGACCTCAAACCCCCTTGCTTCGCCAAAGGCTACCGAATTCATATGGATTGAGACCGATAAACAACTCAGCACGGGGAACCGGTTTTCTCTGATCGTCTGATTGATGAATGCCATCTTTTTAGCCGGGGTCGTATCTGTCTCAAGGCCGACGGTTTGAATGAGACAGCCCTTCAGCTCTTCCTTGCTCGACAAAATGTTTTTCATCGTGGAAACGATGTCTTTTGCAAATTCCCGCTCCTTAAAAAGCTGGCCATGATATATGCGGCAAGCTCCGTAGTCATAGGCACCCAGGACGTTTTTTCCATGGCCTGCGTCGAGGAAAATCGCTTTCATATGTTTATTTTTTAATTAATTCCCGAACAGTGTTCACAATCCAGGTACCCAGGGCCGTGATCCCCATGGCCAACGGTGTCCGCCAGTCGATGGGGTCGGACTTTGTAAGCCAGTCCGTGATTTCCACCGTCAGAAGAGGGACAATGGTTATTAAAGCCCCGCCAAGAGCGATGAGAGCTGACTTGATTAACTTTTCCTTCATGTGTTTTTTGGTTAGCGAACTACGGTCTCCCGGATTGGGAGATTTGAATAAGTTGCCTTTACTCCATTTTTAAACGCATTTTGCTGTGCTTCCAGAGTGCGCGTTGCCTGCAGGTCTCCAAAGTAACTGGCCCGTCTGGCGTTCAGTTCCGGGGCATAAGACCTGACTTCATCCAACGCCTGGTCTGCTTTCTTTCTCAACCCACCCATCACATCACCTCCGAGCATTTGCCCGCCGGCGGTGCGAGTTTCTTTCTGGGGCTTGGCCAATTCCCCCATATATTGATTATATCGGCTGGAAGCGGCCATGGCCTTTTCTTGAGCAGCTTTATATGGATCCAGCGGCTGATCCGTGGTCCACTGGGGATTGTCTGCAAGAATTTTATTAAAGCGCTGTTGGGTAGCGTCGTAATTGGCATACTGATAAACCTTCGGATCCGGATTCCTGGAGGCATTGAAAAAGTCTCCAACGGCGTTACTCCGGCCCTGATTGTAGGCATCCGTAAACATCAACTGCTGCATCAGGGCGTTCGGTATCCTGATCGGCGCTCCGTTGACAGTTGCCTCCGCGACACCGCCCCGGAGTTCCGGATTCAGATTCGACATCCATCCCTGTCTGACTTTGTTTATCTGGACACCGGATGGCATATTATTTCCGACGGTTGCCACGGCTTGAGCCTGAGCATTCCGGGCATTGGAAAGATCATCCTGGGAGACCGGCCTGCCCTGGACATAGTTTGGAAGAGTTCTCACGGCCGGACCGGAAGACGCGCCCCGCATTACATACGGACCGTTGTTTGTCTGAACCGTTTGGCCAGCCAGATTAATTCCTCGTGCATAGGTTGGCTGGTTTCTTAAGTAGGTTGTAGTCATGATTGAAGACTTCAACCTGCGCCAATTCTGAAAGATACGCCAGAATTTTAAAAAAGCAAGCCTTTACTTTTGTGGCTTCCTTACTCTCTGCGCCGCAGTTAAATTGATTCGGTCTGACACTTCCCGGGCCTCCACTTCGCCGGGCTTCATCATGTACGGCTGTTTGGGGCTGGTTTGGTAAGTCATGCCCTCTTTGTGCTGGATAATGTGCTGAATTTCGTGCATCAGATTTTTCCTGAGCGGCTCCCCACCACCGAGCGACGTTTTGCCGAGCTGGATGATGTCGGTGGGCGTCACCTGGGCATTTACGGTTCCACCCTTAAATCCCGGGACGGCGTCGGCCGGCAGGAGTTCGAGCTGGATTTTCTTCAGATCCGGATAATTCCTGTAGAGCTCATCATGTTTTAAAACGTCTCCCAGCGTCACTTTCTTTTTACTGTTCAAATCCTTCGCCACCTCATCAACACCCTTAATCAGCGTTGCCCGACTGTCATCAATTTCAAATCTCGGGATAGCATCCTGCGAAGAACTGAAGGTTTTTCCCTCCATTTTCGCACTGACAAAACCCAGAGCTTTCGGCCCGGCATATGCAGCATGAGCGGTTGGAATAAGGCTGGACAGAAAACTATTTTTTGGCTTGGTTTCCGGTTGTGAGGCAAGAGCGGAGATGATCTTCTGGGGCGGGAACCAGCTGTCAGGCGGTAGTGTAACCATAAATTTATGATTCCACCTGCGCCAATTTCTGAAGATACGCCAGGTCAGCGAAAATGCAAGTTGGATTAGTCAAGGAATTACACTTGCCAACTTGACATTACTTGTCCGATAATATATACAAGAAAGCCCCACCTTTCGATGGGGCTGAACTCACGGCTAATGAGTATGAACGGGGTATTTGTCCCCGTTTTTCTTTGTCCGAATTACTATCGGGCGGCCGCACTTGCGGCAGAGAAGGCCAGTCATGCTGGTATGGATTAAAGGATAAAATCGCCACTTTGTTACTCCACTTCTGCCCCGTAGCAAGACAGAGAATTATCCTTTAACCGGGTATTAAAAAAGACCAGCACATATCCGCCCACTGAGGCCCACATCAAGGTCAAAGTTGGTACTTTAAACCTCAAGTAGGCGGGTATGTAATGGCCTTACGGCCTCGATGTGTGTTTACGGTCGGGTACCAATCCGACATTTGTCAAAGAACAGGGAGAATATAGCACCCAAAATGGCATTTTTCAATTTTAACAGCAAGAAATATATTTGACTTGCCGTCCCATTTGGTTTTTAATCAGAGAAAATAATGTCTTCAAAATGGACGGACAAAAATCAATCAAAAGGTTGAACGAAAAAATCTGGTATCGTATTTTGAAGGTCCTTTGGATTGGGGGGGCGACTCTTTTATTCCTGTTTGTGAATTTTATAAATTACGCAACGTTCAATGATTCTTACGGATACAGTCAAAGAACCTGTCGGAATAATCTCACCTATTACTTAACCGATACAGATCAGGACGCCACCCTAAGATTAGCCGATTTCCTCAAAGGTGGGTTGCTTTAC